CTCCGCTCTCATCCAACTGATCATGGATCTTCTTCTCCATCTTCTTAGCTGCAACCATTGCAGGTTCAAAAGTGGCTGAGGTAGGAGTCTTACCCGGCCCCATCTTCAATCCCTTAATATCTTTTAGATCATCTTTCAAACCACCCAACATATCTTCGATGTTGTCTAGAGTGAATCCCTTGGGAATGTTTGCAGATGCTTCTGGGCCATAGGGAATCTCTGCTGGCTTAGCTTGATCTTTAGCATCAAAGCTAACAGAGTCAGCTACACCATCAGGCAATACCGTGGGATCAACGCTAAGCGGAAACTTATTGCCGGTAAACAAAACATCAATGACTTGCCCATAAGCAGCAAGCACTTTAGTCTTTGTCACCTTAATGAATACACGGGACTTCTCAGTCTCTGTAAACTGAACATCAGGACTGTACAGACCGCGATAGTTTCTATATGCTTTCAGCCAACGAATCTCGTCTGTTCTACGATATGTCTCAGACTTTGTATAGCGCTGCTCAATAAAGTCAATGAGGCCAGAGCCTTCTGTGGACTCGTCCTCAATATCTTTAGCATCAGCTAGAGCAAGCTCTTTACTATCTGTCGGTTTCTGTTCCATTAAACACTCCAATTATCATCTAGTACCCAAAAATTTTGTCCGCTGTTCGCATACCTGTATGCGAAGTTGTCAGAGGGTTATAGTCAAACAGACTACTCCGGGGGCTACTCATTATCCCATATCTAATTGCATCGTACAGATGATCTTCAGCCTTTGTATCAATATCCTCAGGATTCTTCTTATCCAAAGGAATGATTGGAAGCTGTGCAATTATGTTCGTACAATTACTAGTTATAACCATACGAGGCTCATCTGTAAACGTATCTACTTGCAAACGCTTGTGAAGTTGCTGCTTTCCAGCTATGCGGCTACCAGCACTACGATCTGCTGGCCTCCAACGGCATCCTTCTTGTATCATCTGCTCAGCTAAGGAGGGGCCAGTGTCACCACGCCTAGCCCAGCAGCTACTATCTAGCACACCATAGCGCATAGGCCCATCATTAACCTCTGCTGCCAGTACCATCTTAGCTAAATCCTTAGCCAACACCTTAGAGACGTACAATTCTCTGTAGATGACTAGCTGATCACTAGGAGAAACAGCAAACCACACCACGGCACTATAACTTCCATACCCATAGTCCGCAGATCTGAACTTAGTCCAGTTGCCGGGTATGTCAAACGAAGGAACAACGTGTATTTGCCTGTTAAACTCAGGGAATGCTGCACCTTCTGCTACATCCCAGTTACCTTCTAGCAGTTGTTTCCTCTGATGCTCTGGCAAAGACAGCAGCATCGTCTCATAATCACCAGTTTCTGCCAGATATGGGTTATCTGCCAGCATTGCGGGGATGAACCTGCGCTTAAATAGGGGTTGTCCCTCTCTACTGTGTCCTCTGGGATACACTAAAGTCTGACTTGTCTCAATATCCGTAGCCCAGAAGGGCTTCCCAGCCGGTGCTGGGTCAATAAACATCTTCTTCACCCAAGCATGACCGGGGCCACCGGGGTTGGTGGTGGCTCTCATGTATATTGACAGGTCAGACGCTGGTGTACGCAAGCGGGAACGCATATAGTTCCACGCAAACGGCGTATGCCACTGTGTCAACTCATCAAAACCAATCCAGCTAAAGGCCAAACCCTGATAACGCAGCACATCCTCGTCTCTATCTAGGTAGGACATCCACAATCTAGCCCCACTTGGAGCTTGCCACTGCATCTTTCGCTCACTCCACTTGATGCCGGGGTAGATCTTGGGATATATCTCTTGGCTTTTCCACACCAACTCACGCAATTCCTCTGTCGTGTGACGCAAAAGCAGCCCAGAAAACTGTGGGTGACCCATATATCTAAGCGGATCAGCCAACATAGCGTAGCTTTTACCACCACCAGCAGCACCTCCGTACAAAACCTCCCTCTCGCCAGCAGCTAAGAAGAAGGTTTGTGGCCCAGCATTGGGCTTGAAGATGATGTTCTGTGCTTCTATCTCATTCAATGGTACTTCTGGAGAAAGACTCTCTGGTGTCTCTATATTTTCCTGAGTGGAAGTAACCGCTATCTTGGGCTGTTCCAGTTCTTTCTTCGTACTCTTCGGCTTTCCTAAGGGCTTTTTCGTACCTTTCGGTAAGCTTGCGGTAAGTTGAAGCCTTTCTCTTGTGGGATTGCTCATGTTTAATTCGTTTAGCTAAGCCTACATGACTTATTGGTCTACCTGTCTGTGTCGAAAGCCATGCTGCCACTTGCCTCATGGAATACTGTTTAAGAAATACCTTAGCCTTTTCTAAGAAATCAAGCTCTAAAGGGATTGGTGCTAGCCAGCCTTCTTCGTCATCATCCTTATAACCGAAGGGTATGGTTCTACCCATCTTGGGTATCCTTACATATTCCTTCTTGTCAGGGGGCTGGGGTAGTATCCACTTACCTAAACCCAGTTCCTTCATTAGTCTTCCTCTTTATCCTTGGCTGGCAAGATCATCACGCCATTGGTTGCTTCCACTTGAATCTTGTCAGTCTTACCAAGTCCTGCTCTGTCTAACAAATCTTTGGCTGCACTCATCTTCTCCTTGAGGCCAAGCTCTGTAGGATCATCAATACCGCTTACCATAGCCATAGCAGCCTTAGGCGCATTCATTGCGATGAAAAGCTGGGTAGCCTCAATGATCTCTTCTTTAAGATAGTTGGTAAGCAAGCGCGTACTATAGCCACGAGAAAAACCAGCCATCTCCTTCGCCTTGTTGAGACTACCACCAGCTTCATCGAATAGTACCTCTAAAAATTTCTTATGTTGTTCCGACAGTTCTTTTGCCATTATCTAAATCTTTCTGTTTTCTTTGCAATGGCTTTTGGTTGTGCCACAAATTGTTTACCCGCTGCTTTCCCTGCCCGCTTAGCTTTAGTTGTAGCAGCATACTCAGCAGGAGACAAAGCTTTTATAGCAGCCTCAGGAAGATAACGCTCTCCTGTCTTGCTAGAAGGTTTGCCAGATTTGGTACGCCACTTCTGGTCACCTCAATCCTTAAGAGACTTCTGTGGAGCCTTCAATTTTTATATCCTCCACCAGCAGCTTTGTATTGCTTGGCAACAAGCTGCGCTTTACGAGCACTCCACTGTCCTGCTGCCGTACCTTGTACAGCGGCTGACTTAACCTTAGCAACTATCTTCTTACGCAGGTCTGGCTTCGTGTAGTTGCCAGCAGCGTTGACAGTTGTCTTATTAGCCATTCTTCATGCCCTTGAGAGTCTCTGCCAATCGTGCTCGTTGTCCCAGCTTGCCGGGTGCTTTAGCAGCCTTAGCCAGCGCCTTAGCAGGGATGGTCTTACCTTCTTTAACACCCATCTCTTTACGCAGAGCGCCGGGTTTCTTAATTGCTTCTTGAATCCATTTTTTAGTTGCCATGATATTCCTTATGGGTTTACTGTAACGAAGTCTTCGCTAACTCTAATGGACACTGTGATGGCTGATCCAGCACTAGCTAGTCCTCTAATCTTATCTCTTGGTGCTAAGTAGAAAGCATTGGTTAGTTGTAACACACTATTGGGTTCCATGCGTACATTGGTAGCAATTGCGTAGTAGGTAGTAGATAGTACTTGGTACCAATCTAGAGAAAAAGTAACAGGTAATGAAGATGTGTTACTTATAACGACACTTTCCACAGTGGATCTGAAACTTGTAGGTACAGTGTATACATCTTGATTGCTGGTAGTAAGCACCAGCCCCACTGTTCTATTCTTATTTGTTGTAGCCATTATGTCAAATCATAGAAAGAAAGGAAACCAAAAGCATCCCCAGTGGTGGCTCCTGATACAGTGCGTATACCTAAAGTATAAACATCACTAACACTAGCCAAAGAAGCGCCAAGTTGCAAATCAAAATTGTAACCAGTAGGAGCCGTAAGAACTGCTCTACCTTGCGAGGACGATGTAACATAGTCTGCCTGTACAATGGTTCCACCTGTCATAGCAGTGGCTGTTACGTCATAGTCAACGCTAGTGTAGGTTCCTGTAACGTAGGAAGCACCTGTTAATGTTGCATTCTTAACCAGCACAACTTCATAGTTCTGATTGGTTGTAGGTAGTACAGCCACCCTATTAGGGAGAATGACAGCACCTAGCTTACTGGAGTTAAGTCTAATGGATAATAGCGGAAGGAACGTAGTGGAGATAGAAGAAAGAACAGCAGTTCTTCTAACAAGTTGATCTGCTGATACACTGTCATACCCACCTTCAGACATAACAGAAGAGCAGATCTGCTTCATTGCTGAAGAGGATGCTGTAGTTCCTGTGTTTGTTATCTCATAGCGTACAGGCAATATAGCAGTGGTCATATACACTGCTGTTTGTATATTGGCATTGTGGAAGGTATGGCAGACAATGAATTGTCCATTAAGGACAAAGCCACATCTAACGCTACCAACACCCAGCCATTCAAAGTCAAGAAACAAGATCTGTGT